GCTAAAACTAAAAAGAACTCTACAGGAAAAGATTGTTTAGATAATGGAAATGAAATTATCAAAACAGCTAATCATTTTGTAATCATCAATGGAGACAAACCAGAAAAAGCTTTAATGGCTATGAAATCTACTCAACTAAAAGTTAGTAGAGGTTGGAATTCATTAATGCAAGATCAATTTGAAACTGATCCTAAAACAAATAAAAATGTACCAGCACCAATGTTTTCTAGAATTTATAATTTAAAGTCTGTTGAAAACACAGGTAGTTTTACTTGGCACGGATATAGAGTATCTTTGGCAAGGAAAGTGGATAATGCATCGCTATATCAAATGGCGAAAGAATTCCATAATTCTTTAAAAATAAGTAACGCTGCATCTGAAGCACAAGAAGAATCTAATTACTAGATTCCTCTAACGAGGATAGGGGCAGTGAAGCGAGAGTGGAACTGTCCCGACCCGGGATCATTATGGAAAATGAATTTATAGAACTATTTACTGGTTATCAGGGAGATTTTGGCATAGCCGATATGTCACGAACTTCAATTGACTCAGATAAAAATAAAATTAAACCTAATTATGAATGGGCTGGTCGTCCCCTTACAATTGCCGACTACAAAGATCATTTACTTGGTAAAATTTCAATTGGTATTCAACCGTGCAGACTAAATAAAACAGCGCAGTTTGGGTGTATTGATATTGATCCTCCTAATTATGGAGAATTTAAAATAGAAAAATATCTAGGACTCTTTCAACAATTTAAACTACCCTTAGTGCCAATATTATCTAAAAGCGGAGGACTACATTGTTATTTGTTTTTAAAAGAACCAATACCCGCTATCGATTTAATCGATGGTTTAAAAGCTTTTCTGCTCCCATTAGGATTAAAACCTACCACAGAAATTTTTCCCAAACAGAAAGAATTAAAAGAAGATGAAAAAGGAGACATTAAACCAGGAAACTTTATTAACCTACCTTACTATAATAATGGGGACACTAATCGCTACGCAATAGATAAGAATAATTCTAAACTAGATATTCAACAATTTTTAAAAGTTGCACAAGAATCTAAAATTAGTAAAGAAGAATTAGATAATCTTGTTGAACAGACACATCATAATATTTTATTAGGCACAGATCCAGAATTTTCAGACGGACCTCCGTGTTTAGCTTTATGTTCTAAACATAAATTAGAAGATGGAAGAGATAGATTTATGTATAATTATATGGTCTTTGCTAAGAAAAAATACAAAGAACAGTGGCCTGATCAAGTCTCAAAAGCAAACTATAGCTACTTACAAACCCCCTGGGACAAAGCTAAATTAGATACTAAAATTAAAGCATGGAAAGGAGAGACAGCAGGACATACATGCTACGAAGAACCTATTAAAGATAAATGTATGCGGAGCCTTTGCTACAAAAAACCTTTTGGGATAGCCTCTGATACTATCTCCGTCTTTCCTAGTATAACTAATTTTCAAATTATTAAGTACATTGAACCTGAATACAGATTTAATGTTGTTATGCCTAACGACGATAAAATAGAAGTAATTGTGGCCAACACTAAATTAATGACCACTCAAAAAGAAGTTTTAAATTTAATTTGGGAACAAACAGGTGTTTACTTTGAACCTTTAAAACCAAAGGATTACAGGGCAAAATTAAATGAATGGAGAGGACCTGGGTGCACCGTTATTAAACCACCTGCAGGAACTCAAATTGGAGATAGATTAAAAGATGAACTCTATCAATACTGTGTGAATGGTCCCCAAGCTAAGCAAAGAACACAAATTAAAAACGGTGCGTGTTGGACCGAAGAAGGATTTCATTTCTTTAAGTTTAGATCTTTTATTGAACACTTAGGAAATAGTTGGAAGATATCGGAAGAACGAATTGCACGACAGTTAGAAAAAGATTGCAAAGTTGAATTTAATCATTCTTTAAATGTTGATGGCAAGACATTAAAAGTTTGTCGTGTTCCACAGCTTCACGTGGATCAAATAGCTTATAAACCTGTGGAGAGAAAAGAAAACAATTACTAATGAAAAAATATAGAGTAATCGGACCTCCGGGAACAGGTAAAACACGTAGTTTATTAGAAACTGTACAACAATATAGGGATAAAGGAATTGCTTTAGATGATATTGGATACTTTGCGTTTACCAGAAAAGCTGCTGGTGAAGCAAGAGATAGATTTTTAAAAGTAAATACAGAACTGACTAAAAAAGATATTAAATATTTTCAAACTCTTCATTCGTTTGCATTTAATCAACTAGGATTAAAAGAAGAAAACGTAATGCAGGAAGCACATTATCAAAAGATTGGAGAAACGTGTGGAATTCAAATTAAATATGCTTCTCATGAAAAGAATCAATGGAATGGAATTTTTACATCGGATAGTGAATACTTAAGTCTTATTAATTTAGCACGACTCCAACAGATTAGTCCGCTGGACCAGTTTGATAAAAATGAACATTTGACATGGATAGAAAGATTTAAATTAGAAGCAATTGCGGCTGAAATAGATAATTATAAAAAAACATATGGTCTTATTGACTATAATGACATGATTGAAAAATTTTTAACAGCATCGAGCTCAAAAGCTTTTAAAGTTATTATAGTAGATGAAGCTCAGGATCTTTCTAAACTACAGTGGAAAATGCTTGATGTTATTATAAAAAACAGCGAAGAAAAATTTCAACCACATGTATGGATAGCAGGCGATGATGATCAAGCTATTTTTGGATGGGCTGGTGCAGATGTTAAATCTTTTATTAATTTTAAAGGTAATGATATTAGACTAACTAAATCTAGAAGAGTTCCTATTAATGTGCAGATAAAAGCTTTAGATATAATAACACGTGTGGGAGTACATAGATTGCAGAAAGATTATCTGCCAAGAGATGAAAAAGGTGAAATTATAGAACGTTTTAAATTAAGTGATATAGATCTTACGCAAGGAGATTGGCTAATTTTAGCAAGAACTAATTCTTTATTACAACCAGTTCTACCTTTTTTAAAAAGACAGGGTTTATTTTTTCAAACCGCTCAAGGAAACAGCATTGGCAAAACTTTACATGAAGATATAAAAACTTGGAATGAATTTGTTCAAGGATTAAATCCTCCAGATATAAAAAGACAAAGACTAGAAGAGATAACGGGAGAAACTAATCTAAATGCTAATCTTACGTGGTATGAAGCTTTTAAAAATGTACCTCTTACTAAAAAAGAATATATGAAAGCTATGTTGGTTAATGGTGAAAATTTTAGTAAAGACCCAAGAATAAAAGTTTCAACTATTCATGGAGCAAAAGGGAGTGAAGCAACTAATGTAGTTTTATTTTTAAATCAAACGGCGAATACTATCAAAGGAGCTAAAAAATCTCAAGATAAAGAAGATGAAGAATATCGCGTATGGTATGTGGGAGTTACTCGAACCAAACAAAATTTATATTTAATAAAATCAAACAACAAAGGAAAGGAATTTAAAATATGAAAAACCCGTATGATAAACAAATTGGCGGATCACATTATCAGAAATTTAAAATTCAGCCAAGTAAATTCGTAATTGAAAACGAGTTGCTTTATCCAGAAGGATGCGCTATAAAATATATCTTGAGACATAGATTGAAAGGAAAAAAACAAGATTTAGAAAAAGCAATTCACTTTATAGAAATGATTATTGAAAGAGACTATAAATAATGGCATATTTAAATGCAAACATACCTATTATAGAATGTTATGTAAGAGGTAATTATCTTAGAGATCAAAAAGATTCACACGATAAATATTTTGAAGTAGGAATATTTGGTTTTAGTTCTATACCAAATCAAGTTCCTTTGTTTCATTTTTTAATGGAAGATGGTGGTCTATGGTGGAGAGCACCTATTTCTGCATTTTGTAAAGAACCGGGAGTTAAAGAACTGCCACTAGATGAATTAGTTATGTGGGATTGTTTTAGTTACAATGTAAGTGTTACAACTTTTTATGAAATAGCAGGTTGTACCATGCAATACAACTCACGAAGAAATATTAAACGTAAAGGTAAATATCTTTTTACAATTGATTGGTGTGGTGGAGACTTCAATGAATTAAATTTTGGTTATTCAGAAAAACCTGATCAACATAAATGTGGTCACGTAATAGAATTAGAAGATGGCAACTACGCTATACAACCAAACAACAGATTAAAAATTTATGATCCATCAATGGGTATCAACCCGCATGAAAATGCTATTCACAGACTTGTAGGAACTAGACGATGGTCAGTAGAAAATTCTGCAAAGTGGATTACTGATGAACATGAAAAAGGTAGTTACGATTATGAATTAAAAAACATTGAGGAGAAAAATGATTGAAGCACAAACAGAATGGGTAAAGCCCGAAGAATTTCCAGACTTAAGACAAGCCGATACAATTGCAATTGATTTAGAAACACATGATCCAGATTTAAAATCTATGGGATCAGGTTCTGTAATAGGTAAAGGTAAAGTTGTAGGTATCGCTGTAGCTGTTGACGGCTACTCGGGATACTTTCCCTTTGATCATGAAGGTGGTGGTAACCTTGAAAAAAGCAAAGTAATTCAATGGTTTACAGACATTTGTAAATCTCCTGCAGATAAAATTTTTCACAATGCCATGTACGATGTCTGTTGGATTCGTGCGATGGGAATAAAAATAAATGGAAACATTTATGACACTATGATTGCAGCGTCACTTGTTAATGAAAACAGATTTAGATATGACCTAGGCTCTCTTGGCTGGGATTATGTTGGTCGTGGAAAAAATGAAACTGAATTAGTTGCGGCTGCAAAAGAATGGGGTGTCGATCCTAAAGCTGATATGTGGAAGTTACCCTCAATGTATGTAGGGAACTATGCTGAAAGAGACGCTGAATTAACTTTAGCTTTATGGAAAGTCATGCAAAAAGAAATAAGCGACCAGGATCTAGGATCTATTTTTGAATTAGAAACGGATCTTTTTCCTTGTTTGGTTGACATGAGATTTCTTGGGGTGAAAGTTGACGTGAGCAAAGCCCATGAATTGAAGCGACGGCTAACACTGCAAGAAGAAATGCTACTCCACAAAATAAAAAAAGAAACAGGAATAGAAACTCAAATATGGGCAGCAAGATCCATTGCCAAAGTTTTTGAAAAATTAAATTTACCTTTTGAAAGAACTGAAAAAACACAAGCGCCATCATTTACTAAAAATTTTCTCTCCTCTCATGAACATCCATTAGTTAAGATGATAGCAGAAGCAAGAGAAGTTAACAAGGCCCACACTACATTTATTGATACCATTATTAGATATGAACATTTGGGTAGAATCCATGCAGATATTAATCAAATTAGATCTGACAATGGAGGTACGGTAACTGGAAGATTTAGTTACTCAAACCCAAACTTACAACAAATTCCCGCTCGTAACAAAGATTTGGGTCCATTGATCCGATCCCTCTTTATACCTGAGTCTGGTTGCGACTGGGGATGTTTTGACTACAATCAACAAGAACCGAGACTTGTAGTTCACTATGCATCCCTTGATCAAGACGCAAGCGTCTTTAATGTAAAAAATGCGTATGAAGAAGGAGACGCAGACTTCCACACCATTGTTGCAAAGATGGCAGACATTCCAAGAAGTCAAGCTAAAACAATTAATCTTGGATTATTTTATGGAATGGGTAAAGCAAAATTGCAAGCCGAACTAGGGGTAAGTAAAGAAAAGGCAGAGGAACTTTTTTCTATTTATCATAACAGAGTTCCATTTGTAAAATCTTTAATGAAAGGAGTTTCTAACCGAGCTCAACAAAGAGGACAAATCCGTACATTGCTAGGACGACTATGCAGGTTTCACCTATGGGAACCTAATAGTTTTGGTATGCATAAAGCATTACCGTTTGAACAAGCAGTACAAGAACATGGTCCAGGTATTAGAAGGGCATACACATACAAAGCTTTAAATAAATTAATTCAAGGTTCTGCTGCTGATATGACTAAAAAATCTATGTTGGAATTATATAAAGAAGGAATTATTCCTCATATACAAATCCATGATGAACTGGATATTTCTGTAGAAAGTGATAAACAAGCTAAATTAATTAAAGAAGTTATGGAATCAGCAGTTGACTTAGAGATACCAAACAAGGTAGACTATGAGTCCGGTAAAAACTGGGGAGATATACATTAAGGAGAAACTATGGAAAAAATAAAAGTTCAAGTTCAAAAATTATGGCTAGACCATAAAATTACTGCAGCAGCGGTAATTGTTGGTATTGTAATTGGCTCTATAATATTCTAAAACTAATCTAACAGCGAGGGATCTATGGAAGATAAAGCACAGAATAGGTGTAAGAATTGTAATTGTCTATGTCATTGTAGCAAAGATGCTCACAGTGATTTATATGGTTCTTGCAGTTGCGCAGATTGTGCGTGTAATGATCCTAAAAATGATGGAGAAGAGTGTCTGTCATGTCAATAATCTTTAAGGAACAACTATGAGGGTATTAAATGAATACGAATCAGAAGTTGAGGATCCTGTTAGCACAGAAAAAGCTAATTAAACTACAAAAATTAAAAAAGTATTATATTGCGTTGCTTTGGGTTGCATTGCTTCTTTTAGCTCTATATGGCTCACCAAGCCCTACTCAAAAGCCATTATTGAAAATAAACCTAAAAGATTATATAATTCCGCCACCAAAACCTAAAATAAATGATTGAAAAATTAATGACATTATTAGTTGGAATACTACTGGCACTAGCAGGGTGGACCCTTACTAGAACGTTTGATCTTTCTACTAATCAGGCGGTACAACTAGATAAAGTTTCTAAACTTGAAAGACAAGTAGAGAAATTAGAAGATCAACTAGATGATATGCAGGACTCTGATAAAGAGATTATGGAGCAACACGAAAAATTATTTGAAAAATTAGAACAAGGAAACACGGGGTATAATTATAACTAATGGGTAAACCTTTAAAAATTTCTGAAGAAGCAGCCGTGCAAATGCCGATGAAGACGGTAGCCTCACTGATCGCAATGGTTGCGATTGGAACCTGGGCTTACTTCGGTAT